TCACAAGCAGTTATAAACGAAATACAACGAGTTGTTGCACAAGACCCAAGAATTCAAGTAGCAGATATAAATGTGTTTTCACAAGAAAATGGAATACTAGTTGAATTAGAGGTGCAAACCATACAAGGACAAGATGCCCGGTTGCTAACACTGTTCTTTGATAATCAAACACAACGAGCCTCTCTGTCAGACGTGTAGTATAAACTACCCAGTTTATAATGTTCATAAATACTAGGTAAGGATAGATACACATGGCTAAAACTACAAGACAAACTAGTATATTTGGTGTTGAAGATTGGAAGAGAATCTACCAAACATATCGTGAAGCAGATTTTCAGAGTTATGACTTTGAAACACTTCGCAAGAGCTTTATAGACTACATTCGTTTGTACTATCCTGAAAGTTTTAATGACTATATTGAATCAAGTGAGTTTATTGCACTGCTAGATGTCATGGCGTTTATGGGACAAGCAGGTAGTTTCCGTAATGATTTGAACACTAGAGAAAACTTCATTGATACTGCCGAAAGACGAGATAGTGTAGTACGTCTTGCTGAACTAGTAAGTTATACTCCAAAACGTAATACAGCAGCATCTGGTTTTTTAAAAGTACAAAGTATCAGTACCACAGAGGGTGTAGTTGATTTTACAGGTGTAAATCTTTCAAACATCACAGTTAACTGGAATGATACTACTAACGCAAACTGGCTAGAACAATTCACAGTTATTGTTAATTCCTGTTTAGATAACACACAAAGATTTGGGCAACCAGGCAACTCACAGACAATACTTGGTGTACAAACAGAAGAGTATGGTATTAACCTTATACAAGGATTTCTTCCTGTAATACCATTTACTAACACAGTTAATGGTACTACTATGTCATTTGAAGCAGTGTGTGCTACATCACAAGATCAAAAGTATTTGTACGAACCAGCTCCTGCTCCAAACGGTGCATTTAATATACTTTATAGAAATGACAAACAAGGGTACGCCAGTGCTAACACAGGTTTCTTTTTCTTATTCAAACAAGGTAGTTTACAAGACCTAGATTTTAACCTTGGAGAACGTATTTCAAATAGAGTTGTTAACGTTAATATTGAAGGTATCAACAATGAAGATACATGGTTATACCAACTAGATTCAACAGGCAATATTCAAACGCAATGGTCTTATGTAGAGAACATCTATAGCGGAGCAGTTGAGGAATTAACTCCAGAACAACGTAGATATTTTACTATTACATCAAGAACTAATGACCAAATTAACTTAAACTTTGGCGACGGAGTGTTTAGTAGCATACCAGTTGGATCCTTTAGAACTTATGTAAGAGCTTCAAATGGTTTAAGTTATATTATTAACCAAGATGAAATGCAAAATGTTACTATCAGTATTGGCTATGTGTCAAGAACTGGGCGTAACGAAACACTCACATTGTCTTGTGCGTTAACTCAACCAGTTAGCAATGCTGCCAATAGAGAAAACATTGACGACATTAAACAAAGAGCTCCTGCAAGATTTTATACACAAAACAGAATGGTAAATGGCGAAGACTATAATAATTTTCCATATACGCTTTATTCAACTATAATCAAGTCCAAGGCAGTTAATCGTAGCTCAATTGGTACTAGTAGGTATTTGGATTTAGTTGATATCACTGGAAAATACTCAAGTACAAATGTTTTTGCTAGTGATGGTATGATATATGAAAACACTGCTGTTCCAAGTTTTACATTTACGTTTATTGATCAAAATGACATTACAGATGTTATTGTAAATCAAGTTGAACCTGTACTAGCAAGCCGCGGTATGCAAGAATTTTATTATGAAAACTTTATTCGACCAAGTCTAACAAGTTTAAATTTAAACTGGAGCCAAAGTACAACTGCAAACAACGAAACAACAGGTTATTTTAAATTTGTTTCAAGCGGTGCACCAGCACCAGTTGGACCACAAGCAAGTGACAACAAACAATATATTGCACAAGGCGGTTTAATTAAGTTTGTACCACCAAGTGGATATTACTTCAATGAGTTTAACAGGTTAATTGCAGGATCTCCTACTCTTCCAGGAGACAAAATGGTATTGTGGGCAACTGTAACTGCATTAGAACTTGACGGTACAAATCAAGGCACTGGTAACAATGCTGATGGAACAGGACCTGTAACACTTAATAATTTTATTCCAACACTGGCAGTACCAACAGAGGTTATACCAAACTTTATAACAGATTTGCCGACTGCAATCGAAACTACTATGCGTGAGCAAATTGAACTTTATAGAAATTTTGGACTTGGGTACAATAACCTAACCGGAACTTGGTATGTTATTACATCAACAAACCTAAACCCAGCAATAACATTTAGTCTTGCAAATGCACAGAGTACAACAGGAACTGGACAAGACAACTCCTGGTTAGTGGCATTTGAAACAGATGGAGTAACATATACAGTTAGTTCAAGAAGTTTGCAACGTTTTTGGGCTAGTGTACTTGAAACAAGATTCTTTTATGATGGCACACAAAAAGTTTACGATCCTAAAACAGGAACAGTTATCAATGACTTTATCAACGTTTTAAAAACCAATAGCTTACCAGATTCAAGTGCAACACTAAACAGTGATGAAGTACTTGATATCATTGATCAACCTGTGGAAACAGATGGGTTTATTGATGACTTCCGTGTTAGAATATCATACAAAGATTCTGATAATGACGGTGTACCGGACAATCCAGACTATTTTCAAACTCTAGTTGATCCAACTGTGAATCCAAATAATAAAAGAGTTTACCTACAACAAACAATTGATTTTGATAACCTTGAACGATATCTTCCACTTGCAAGCGGTGTTGTAAATGGTACACTAGCAACAGAATCAGCAATTGAATTAGTTAAAAGTGAATATCCAGATGCACAGATATTTTATGCTTATACTGATAAGAAATTTTACAAGTTAACAGTTGCCTATGATGGTCTTAGAACTATTGCACAGGTTACTGGTTATATAACATATGTTGGTCGACAAGGATTGTACTTTCAATATAGACACAATGCGCCATTGAGTAGACGAATTGATCCAGGAACCACTAACATTATTGACATTTATCTTGTAACACAAGCATACTATATTGCATATCAAAATTATGTTACCGATTCAACAGGAACTGTACCAGAGCCTGCAAAGCCAACTATTGATGAGCTTACTACAAGTTACTCAACACTTGATCAATACAAGATGATCTCAGATAATATTATTTTAAACAGTGTAACCTTTAAACCATTATTTGGAACCAAAGCCGCAGTTGAACTGAGAGCAACACTCAAGTGCGTTAAGAATCCTTCAAGCACTGCAAGTGTTAGTGAAATTAAAAGTCAAGTTGTATCAAGTTTGAATACATACTTTACTATTGACAATTGGGATTTTGGAGACACATTCTTCTTCTCAGAACTAAGTGCTTACTTGCACGATCAATTAGGAAGTATTATTTCAACAGTAGTTCTTGTTCCAGTAGATCCATTGAAGAGTTTTGGTGATTTATATGAAATTCGTAGTCAACCAAATGAAATATTTGTAAATTCTGCTACAGTCAATGATGTTGAAGTTATTGATGCATTAACCAGTAGTCAATTGCGAACTGCATCGAACAGTGGAGTAGTATAAGTTATGGCTAAAAGAATTCGCTCAGAAGACTTTCTACCAGAAATATTTCAAACTCCTGCTAACAAGCAATTGCTTCGTAGTACGCTTGACCAACTTACACAGAACCCAAAGTTAAAGCCAACTGAAGGTTATATTGGACGTAAGATTGGCCCTGGTGTTACTGCATCTGACAGTTATGTATTAGAACCAACTGCTACTAGAACAGATTACCAACTTGAACCTGGAGTGGTTCAACTTACGCCAAATACCAATACTGTTGCAAATGCAATAACCTATCCAGGAATAATTGATAGTCTTGAGTTACAAGGTGCAAATACAACACGTGATGATAGACTTTTTGACAGTGAGCATTATAGTTTTGATCCTTTTGTGGACTATGACAAATATGTAAACTTTAGTCAGTATTACTGGGTGCCAGAAGGCCCAAATAGCGTTGATGTATTTGGAAATGCAATTCCAATTAGAGATACATTTGATGTTGCATATACCCAAGACGGTTATACCTTTTCAGGAGAAGCAGGAGCATTACCTACATTAACATTTGTTCGTCAAGGCGAATATACATTTGATGTTAACGCTAGTGGACATCCATTTTGGATTCAAAGTGTCCCAGGAACTTCAGGAGTACTTCCACAACAACCAAACCAAAGCTCAAGACAAGTATT